GGTGCCAGAACAGCACCATTTCATCCCATTTGGCGACAGCTTCAAGCACCTAAGTACTTGATTTAAAACAGTGTACTGGTGGAGGCGGAGGGAATCGAACCTGCGGAATTTGAGCAGCCATGCGGGTTTCAGGCGGCATGTTGGCAAAAAGCCGCCATTCCACCGTCAGGCATTCGCCATCGCGGCCACCTGCGCCGCACTGTAAACCGCTCGTTCTGGCACCACGTCGCGCCGCGGCTGAGCAGGCCGGACGTGCCCGATCTGCATCGGCAAGAACAACGGCTCGTCGCGCACGGGGCCCTGCCGCTTCACGAACCCGACGTTGATCCCTCCACTGGTCGGCTCCAGACTCAGGCGTAGCGGCGCGGGCGACGGGTCCGTCGCGGAAGCCAGCGGGCGCATCATGAAGAACAGTGTCTCGCCGGCCTGGGCGGCCAGGTGCAGGCGGCGCAGGTTGTCCGACCTCACAGGCCGGTACCGCGCGCTGCCCGATCCGACTTGATCCGGCCAGAACAGGAGCGCGCCACAGCTCCCGCTGCGCAGCACCTGTTCGGCCGCCCACATCATGTCGCCAGTGCGCTCGGCGCGGAGCCAGATCACGGACGCCGGCGGCAGACCCAGCGCGGCCAGGGCGAGCGCCTGCGGCGCGTGCGGCGGCTGCAGCAGCACGACGCGGCGCTCAGCCACCGTGCGCAGCGCAGGCGCGAGCAGCCGCATTTCTCCGATCCCGTTCTGCTTCAGCAGCAGGTCAACCATCGTGCTCACCGGCCATCCGCCGCCCGGCAGCTGGTTTGACAGGCTGGGAAACCCAGTGTCGATGCAGCGCGTCTGGCTGCGAGCGAGCTGAGAGGCGCGCCACAGCGACGGATGAAGTGCTTCGGGGTCGGGAAGGGCGGTCATTGTCGTCCTGCAATACTGTATATGTGTACAGTATATCAAGGATCGAATTGAAGTTTGATCAACGTCACCGGCATACCGTGCGTCAACGGCATGATGTCGGCATGGACCGGCCCAACACCGAACTTGCCCGCGCTGTCGACGAGGCGCTGGCCATGGATGACGCGCGCGTCGCGGCCGCCTACCTGGCCGACCACGGCGCGGGCTTCGCGCTCATCTGCCGGGTCGTGGCCGAGCCGACGCGGCGGCGTCAAGTCACGGCGCCTTCGGCGGCGGAATCTTCGTCGTGTCGATCGATTGCGCATCCAGCAGCGACCGATTGCCGTTCTCCAGCAGTTGCTCCAGGCGGATGCGCCCCTGGTCCTGAATGAGGTCCGGATCTGGCGCCGGGATTTCGTCTTGCGTGATTTCGTCCATGTGGTATTCCTTGCGATGGGATGATGGTGAGGCCGGAACTGTCCACGGTCATCACGTGGTCGGTGCCGGCCGCCGTGATGACGTGGTAGTCAGTCATTTCGCGTTCACGGCCCTGCAGTTTTCGAAGCGCTCGACGACCTGGTCGTATCGCCGCACGAGTCCTGCAACGTCTGCGGCGATGCCGAGAAGGTCTGCAGCAGCCTCCGGCACAACGTCCGGTCCTTGTCCGTCAGCTGGAGCGCCGGCGGCAGCGGGTCGATCACCGGGCGCGGCGGCGGGCTGTACGGGACTGGCCGCGGGGCAGTGCAGCCGGTCAGTGCCAGTGCGCACGCGGCGCTGAGCAGCATCGAGACTTTCGGCATATTTCTCTTCCTTTCGTTGTGCTTCGACGTCGCGCGCGGCCAGTTGGGCGCGCAGGTCCGATTCGGCTTTGCGGTTCTCGTCGGCTTCCCGGTCGCGCTGCTTCTGGCCGGCGGCGACGGCGGCGTCGTACCCGGCGTCATACCGCGTGTCGCCGTAATACATGGCCACGCGCCAGGCGCCCACCGCGAGCAGGGCGGCCACCACGGCGCCGATCAGCAGGCGTTCCAGCGCGGTCATGAATGCACCTCGTCGTAGAAGGCGAGGTTGCGGCCGCGCATGATGTCGATCAGCTTCTTCGCGTAGTCCGGATCGGTGGCGTAGCCGGCCGCCTGCAGCGCGCGCGCCCAGCCGGGCCCCGTCGTCTCCTTGAAGCAGGCCGCATAGCGCGGGTTCTTCAGCAGGAATTGCGCGTGGTCGACCATGCTATCCAGCCAGCTCGGGTAGCGGCGGAACTGGTCGGGCAACTTCACGTCCTTGCCGCCCAGGTGCTCGGTGGTCTGGAACGTGACGGTGGGCCCGGTCCACGACTTGTCCGCCTTGATGCCGAACAGGTTGTTGCCGATGGCGCGCGCGCCCCACGAGGATTCGAGCGCAGCCTGGGCCAGGGTGATGGATGCCGGAATTCCGGTCCTGCGCTGGCAGTCCTGCGCGGCCTGGGCCAGCATGCCGATGAAGGCGCTAGGGGGCATCAGATCATCTCCTTCACGTCCTTGACGATCTCGGTGATGTCGGCGTCGCGCTTCTTTTCGATGTACGCGAACAGCGCGCGCACGATCAGCCAGGCCGGCAGCCCGCACGCGAACGCGATGCCGAACATGCCAACGAGGCCGAACACGTCGTCGGCCCAGCGCTGGATGCCGAGCCAGCTTATGAGCGCGGCGCCGCCGCCAATCGAGCCGGCCAGCGTGCAAATCAGCGCGACGTGCCATTCCTGATTGGTGCGCGGTTTCGTCATGGACATCACGATGTAGGCGGCCAATCCGGCGCCAACGCCGGTACCGGCCAGGCCGCCGAGGATCTTCCAGCCTGCTACGCCGGCCGCCGCGCCGGAAATTGGTTCGCTCATGTTTTGGACTTTCATGGTTGTGTGCGCCGCGGCGCTCTGGTTGATGGATCGATTAACCTGTGGAGGAAGCCGTGGTAACGATGGCCGACCAGTCGATCGCGCTGCCCGAGGCCAGGCCGGTAATCTGCAGGTCGACAACGCCGGTGTTTGCGCCGCTGTTCGAAAGCACCCAGGCCGCGTTCACCGTCGAGCTCACGTTCGATTTGCTGGACACAATCGATCCGGTCGTGATCGTCGTGCCGCTCGTGCCAGTTGCCGCGCGCGCCCAGATCTTGAAGACGGCCGTCTCGCCCGTGGCGCCGCGCTGCTTCATATTCACCGCGGCCTCGACGTAGGCGCCGGCATTGTTGTTCAGCGACTTCTGCCAGATCGTCGTCACGGCGGCCGTGGTCGTCGTCACCTTGCGAACCGGGTAGGTGTTCGTTCCGGTCGGCTGGGCGTCGAGGATGGCGCCAACCGTGCCCGGCGTAACGTTCGGGTTCGACACCGTGCAGTCCGTGGCGCCGCCCAGCAGCTGGATCCCGTACGAGTACTGCGGCGTGTTCGACGTGACCTTCGGCGCTGTCAGCGTATTGCGGCTGCCCGAGATGCTCATTCCCGCGTACGTGCCCGGGCTGTCCGAGCTGGCATCGTTCACAGTCAGGTTCGCGATATTGCAGTTCAGGGTAGAAGCGGTCGTGACGATACCTTCGCGGTTCACCCGGTACGTGCTGCATCCGATCAGGTTGAGGTCTTCCCAGGCATTGACGTAAAAGCCGTTGGTAAAGCCGGTATAGCCCCCCTTGCCGGTGCACCCAATAATGGTCAGGTCGTAACCGCTCTGGATGTCGAATGCGGCGCCGTACTTCGTCCCCGCATTGATGCAGTTTGAAATGATGGTGCCCTGGCAAACGCCGCGGATCGTGTAGGCCGGGCCGTTCGAGTTATCCGAGATGAGGCCGCGGACGCGCCCCTCGATGACGTTCTCAAAATAGAACGTGCCGCCGCCGCTGCCGCCCGGACCGAAGCCGGACGACCACACGTTATCCACGATAGGCGTGCTGACATTCTTCATGTAGAGGCCATACCCGCTGCTCTGGTTCCACGTCGGCCCGGCCAGCGGCGCGATGAAGAAGTCCTTGAGCATCGTGTTGTTGCCGCCGATCGGAGGAACGCACTCGAGGGCGTTGCCAGTGGCCGAGTAGAAAAACAAGGCGCTGCCGATGCCATAGCCAACGACGTTGGCACTGAGCGGGATCGACAGCGTCGTGTCGTAGACGTAGTAGCCGTACGTGAGCGACAAGGTGCTGGTCAAGCCGTTCAGCGAATACGAGTACCCGGCGAACGTCAGTGCAGCCTGGAGGGCAGGGGCGTTGCGCGCGGCCGCGGCGGCCCGTTCAGAGAAGTCGGAGCCGGTCGGCGGGTGCAGGCCGTCGGCGATCGCGCCCCACCATTCCGGGAAGATCAACTCGTTGCGGATCGTGCCGATCACCTTGCCCGTGCCAATGCAGCTGAAAATCTGCTGGCGGCCGGCGAGCAGCTCGGCGTTATTGAGGGTCAGTGTCACGCCGTTCGGGATGACCAGGCGCGCGCCAGCGCGGAAGCGCAGCGAGAGGTTCGTCGGGATGGCGACGTTGGAATCGATCAGATAGTCGCCCTTCGGCAGCACGACTTCGTAATTCGAGACAGCCAGATTTGTGCACATCTCCGTGATCGCCGAGCTGTTGCCGGTCGTGTTGTCGCCGACGAGCCCGAAGTCCTTCACGCTGATGGTGTCGCTCAGCACGTCGGCGAGGGTGCGCTGAACGGTGCCGGCCAGGCTCTGCGCGAAGCCGACGAGCGCCGAACCGCCGGCCGCCGCCAGCACGACCAGTTTCGCGAAGGCGCTCAGCGTCGGCTGCAGCGAGATGACGTTCGCCGCGCCGCTGACGTTGTCGATCGGCCAGCCCGGCTGGATTGCGCCCTGGGCGTTCTTCAGCACGAACTTGTAGGATTTCGCCGGGTCGAGCCAGATCGAGCATGAACCAGTGGAGTCCAGCAGGATCGGATTCTCGTTCTGGGTCGTCAGGCCCTGGTCCTGATACGTTGTCGCCGGCGTGGTCGTGCCGGCCAAATAGGTGTACAGCTTGCCGCCCGCGAGCGGCGCGCCGGCAGGCGTGTAGAACTGCAATCGAGGGATGGTCGCGATGACGCCGGTCATGGTGGGCCTTCTTGTATGGGCATAAAAAAAGCCCGCCGGATGAAGGGCGGGCTATACTTGTTACATGGACTACACTGACTACCTACTGATCAAGGCCGGCGTTCTGCTGGTGCTTGCCTTTATCATCAACTTCTGCAAGGGCCTCAGCGGTCGAGGGTGACCGGGGCCGCGCGATAGATAAGCTGCTCAGTTTCAGGCATGGCCAAGAGCTGCGTGAGCCGATTCGTTGTCGGCGCCGTTGCCAAGCGGTTCTGGATCGGCCCGGACAGCACTGCGGCACGAGCTGCTGGGCGTGCAAGTACACCAGCCATGACTAGCGGATTCGACGTCGCCGCGCTCACCGCCCCCAAAGCTCCAAAATCAAGCGGACTTACGCCGGGCAGGCTACCCATGCGCTCTATCGGTTGAGCTGCTTTCGGGAACTGGGCAGCGAAATCCGCGATGGTCCGCAGTTCCCCAGAAAGAGGGCGCCCCTTCTTGAGCAACTGGGCAAGTTTGTTCCCGTCCACGTTCCCGCTGGTGACGTTGAGGGCTTTCTCGACGTCGTATGTTTTCGCCAGCGTTTGGCGGGCGGCGCGGTAGCCGTCGAGCAGCGCTTCGTTGCCAGTGGCTTGGAGATTCCGATCGATCAGGTCCTCGAGCGCGTTCGCGATCTTCCCCTGCGCCCGGCCGAGCGCCTTCTTTGCCGGATCCAAGGCCGCGCGATTCGTCGCAGCGTCTGCCCGGAACTGCTTGATCGCTTCGATGGTCGGCTGCGCGCCGAATTCCGCTCTGGTCTTGAGTCCATCGATCAAGGCATCCACTTCGCCGTGTACGAGCTCCGGGAAATTCTGACGCATTGCCGCCGTTGACGCGCCCGCATCGTCCAACGCCTGCACGAAATCGCCATCGGCCTGAAATTTCCCGACTTGGCCAAGAGCGTCATACGCCTGATTCGCTCGTGCGCGCACTTGCGCGATGCCGGCTTCAGACAGGTCGGCGGCTCCGATGGCCTTCTTCGCCAGCTCGTTCGTGATCGGCTGGTTTTTCGCGCTGGCGTTCTGCGCCGTGCTCAGCTTGCCTGCGAACCCTTCGAGTGCACGGTTCAGCAAGGTTGGCTTGGCCTGGCTTGGCGGGATCACGTAACCGGCATCGCGGGCATTCAGGACCGCTTGTCGCAGCTCCGGCGCGACTACCGGGCCAGCCATCTTCGCGCCGATGGCGCGCGCAACTCTACCTACACCTGCGAGTGCTGGCGGCAACGCCGCACCAATTCCAGCACCAACGAGCGCGTCGTCCGGATTGACCAATGCGGCCGAGACCCCGCCCGTAGAGGCGCCCCCGGCCATGCGCAGGCCCATGCCTGCGGCACCGGAAACGCCGCCAGCCCTCATGCCGCTAGTCGCGAGAGCGGAAACGAGCGGCGCTGACACTCCAGCCGCGCGTGCACCAGCAGCCAGCGTCCCTCCGACCGGGATCGTGGCCGCGATGTTCCCGCCCACGCGGCCGAGCTTGAACGCTGTCGAGTCCTTGTTCTGCTCGGTCAGCGCGTCGAAGTCAGCGTTGCGCGTGCGGTTCCATTGCGCGATCGCGGGCACGACCTTGCCTGGCAGGTAGGTGGCCACGTTCAGTACCGTGTTGCCAATGTCGGATACGCCCAGCGCGGCGCCCTCGGCCGCCTTCTTCAGCGTGGCGCCGATGCTTTCGTCCTTCGGCGCCGGCTGCGCGGCCACCGTCGGCGTCTCAGCCGGCAGCGCCTGAATGTATGCGGCGAGCTTACGCGCGCCGTCGACGTCTCCGGCCTTGTCGGCGTTGCGCAGCGCTGTGTAGAGCTCTTCGCGCGTGGGCATCATTTACCTCCGTGTTTTTGCAGCAGCGCTGCGATGTCGTCGGGTACGCCGGCGGCCGCGGGCGCCTTCAGCACGGCCGCTGCTTTCGCCGCGCCAGGCCCCGATCGAACCTTCAGCGACTCGATGTAGAGCGGGATCGAGTCCATCTTCTGCTTGATGTTCTCGTCGGTATCACCCCACACCGGGGTGAGCTCGCGCACCTTCTGCGCCGCCTCGTCCTTGTTCACCCCGGCGCCGGTGGCCGCGCGCAGCAGCGCCTCGGAGAGCGACGAGGCACCCTGCAGGAACTTCTGACGGTCGGCGCCGCGCCAGGAGTTGGCCGCCGCCTCGCCCGCGCCGAACGGAATCGCCGCAGACAAGGCGGCTTCGACTCGGCCCGGCTTCGCGGCATCGGTCGGCTTCCCGTTCTTCAGGCCGACAGCCTGCATGTTCTTCCACGCGTTCTCGGCCTGCACCAGCCAGCCGGTCGCCTTGGCCTGGTCCTCGGTCATCTTGCCGCCGGCCTGCAGCGGCTTGCCGTCGGCGCCGACGACCGGCCGCGCGACACCTGTCGTCTTGTCGACCACCACGCCGCGCTCGGAGTCGTACTGCCCTTGCTGGCCCAGTTCGCGGGCGCGGGCATCGGTCATGTCCTGGCCGCGGCGCGTTGTGGCATTCGTGGCCGCGTTATTGGCGCGCGAGGTCGCGTTGTTGGAAACCGTGTTTGCATCCGGGGTCAAGTACTTCATTCCCTCACCTGCCGACATGATCCGCTGCAGCATGCCGATCTGCCATTTCGGGAAGTCGGCCGGGTTCTGCGGAATCGTGGCACGCACAGCCGCTGCAGCATCGGGCGCCAGGTCGCCTGCCTGCTCGTGCGCGGCTAGGCTGGCCAGCGCTTCCTGGGGCGTCTTGAAGGCTGCAATATCGGTGATCGCGCGCTGTCGCTTTTTCTCCCGCAGATCGTCTTGCTTGCCGGCCGTTTCGGCTTTGTAGTTTCCAGTCTTCGCCTTGCTTTCTTCGACGTCGGCCAGCACCTTGTCGGCATCCGCGAAGGATTTCTGGATGCCCGGCAGCTTCGAGCCGAGACCGGCCCCAGCGACGCCGGTGTAGAGTTTGCTGCGGTCGAGGCTGCCATCGGAGCCGACAGCGCTCTTGTACAGGTTATTCAGCAGGATGTTCTGGTCCGTGTCCCGCTGCTTTTCCGTATACATCAGATCGGCCAGACGATTCTGATTCTGGCTGGCCTGGATCTGCTGTGCCTGCATGTATTGCTCGAGCGGATTGGCCAGCTGGATCGGCTTGAGGCTAAGGGCGATGTTCGGATCGATGGGCATGCTTATCCTCCGGAGTAGAGCTGGGCGTTGATCCGCGCCATCTCGTCGTTATAGCCCCCGACACTGCTGTTGCTCGAAAGCTTGCTCAGCAGGTTCTGGTTCTGGTTGTAATTCAGATACTGGCTGAGACCGTTGCCTACGGCGTTTGCCGTGCCCACGTAGCCGGATGCGCGGGCGTTGCCGGCGCCGGTCAGGTTCTGGCCGACGGCCGCGCCGTACTGGCTGAGTGCGCTTCCGGCGCCGTTCGCATAATTTTGACCAGCTGCACCGAGCGCTCCCGACGCGGTCTGCGCCGAGCCGGCGAGCGACAGCAGGGGGTTCATCTTGTTCGTACGGTTCGTGTTGAACCTGTCGTAAGCGGCCTGCAATTCCTGGGACGCTTGGCCCTGCGCGTAATTGTTGGCGTCCTTCAGCGCCGCGCCCGACAGCAGGCTGCCGCGTGCGGCCGCGCTGCGATCGAGGGCTTTCTGGCCCTGATCGAGTCGGAATTGGTAGCCCGGGTCGGCCTGGAAGTCGCCCATGCTGAAGTCCTTCATCAGCGAGCCGTTGTCGGCGCCGCCGGCCGACAGGCCGAGCAACTGGAGGAGGCGATTGCGCGACGTATTGCCGGCGTCGATTGCCGGCTGTTGCAGCTCGACGTTCTTGTTGAACATCTCGCGCTGCAGTGCAATTTGGTCATCGCTGGTTTGCTTAGCGACGGCATTTGCGTCGCTTGCGGATTGCTGCTGTGCTTTCGCTGCTTTGTTCGAAGCGTAAGCATTGACCCCTGCGCCGACGACGACGGCGCCTGCTACCCAGAATGTCATGGCAGTACCTTTTGAGATTGTTGTTGTAGCTGATTCCCGGGCGCGTACATCTCCGCCGCGTCGGGCTCAACCAGTTCCTGCTCAGCTTCCTCGACAGTTCGGGCGCCGACGACGTGAAAGGTCATGCACAGCGCGTCCGTCTCGCTGAACACGGCGCGCTTCGTGCAAGGAGCACATTTCAGCAAATGCGGCCCGGTGACCCGCTGTACTCCATCGTCGGTTGTGATCGAGACCGTGCCGCTCACGATCAGGTAGAAGTGTTCCTTCTTGTGCACCTTCCCGACGACGAGCACGCCGGCCTGGCGCCACACTTCGCGGCAGTACATACCGCCGTGGAAGTAATGCTTCGTCTCAGGCTCGTATTGCGGAAGGGCGCTTACTTCGCGCTGCAGACGCTCGACCTTTTCGCGCATGCTTCGCGCCGGCGCGAGCGCCCCGCTGTAGGTCACCTTGATCATGGATTCGTCTCGTACGCCGAGATGACCAGGTCGACGGCAGTCGCCGCGTCCGCGTTCCCGGCCAACACGCCGGCCGCCTCGATGGTCTGGCCCAGAGCACCGTGCACAACGCGGGTTTCCCCGGCCGCCAGCGTCATCTGGTAGGCGAGGTTCCGCGCGGTGCCGCCGGACGGCTTGATGGTCAACGTGAAGTTGCGCGCGCTGCCCGTCTTGTTTGTCGCCGAGCAGGCGGAAATCGTGGTCTTTGTGTTCGCCGGCGCGGTGTACAGGTCCGTCGCCGCCGCGGCCAGTTCGACGCAGACGATTTGTTTTGGGAGTCGTTGCATGGTTAAACCACCGAAGTAATGATGCCGTTGGCGACAGTCACCGTCTTACCGGTGAAGCTGCCGGAAAAGTTCACGCCCCCGGTCGGGACGTTCTGTGCGTTGGTGATGCGTCCCTGCTGGTCGACCGTGAACTGCGCGATGTTGGTCGCGTTGCCGTACGTTCCTGGCGCCACGGCCGTGTCCTTCAGCGCGAACTGGTTGCCGGACAGGCTGATGCCCGTACCGGGCGAATAGTCGAGCGGCTGCTGCACGATGTCGCCCGGCACGTTGTCTCGCGGCACCGGCTGCATGACCAGGTCGGGTTGCGGTGCGTCGACGGGCATCTGCTGCGCCAGCATGGCGTCGACCGGCGCGGCCGGCTGCACGACCTGCGAGGCGAAGACGTCGGCCCCGACGTCGCCCAGCATCCCGCCGGAGCGTTCCACCAGTACCTCGAGCATGCGCAGCGCTTCCTGCGTCAGGGTGCCGTCCTGGTTTACGAAGCGGATGCGCGCGGGAAAGAGGCTCAGGACGCTCATGCCGCCCCCGGCTCGACGTCGAGGACCGCGCCGAAGACGGCGAATTTGACGGGGTCCGTCATGCTGATCTCCCACACCCGGTTGCGGCCGGAGCCGAGCCGATTGAACGCGGCCCGCGCGCCGTACTGTCCGGCCGCGCCGACGGTCGCCGTGCGCTCAGGGTTCCACGTGTGGCCACCGTCGCTGGAGTAGCGCAGCATCAGCAGCGGCGCCGAGCCCTGGCCGTCAGCGATGCCGACGCCGGTTTCCATGTCGATCTGCAGACGGCTGTAGAACATGCGCTGCTGGAAGTTCTCGCTCGCGGCCGTGCGACGTAGACGCAAGATCGGCGCGCCATCGTCGCTGTACGCGTCCAGGTCTAGCGCGTACACGGCCCCGGTCTCGAAGTCGCCGACGAGGTGCTCGCCGTTGGCGTACACGTGGCAGCTTGGGCGCCAGCGCGTCATCTGGCCAGTGTCCGGATCCCGCCAGGCGCGTTCGTGCCACAGTTGCGTCGCTGCGTCGTAGCACCACGTCGCGCCGGCGGTGGGGAAGGTCAGCACGTAGAAGATGTGGCCTTCCTGCTGGTACGTGAAGGCGTAGGCGTCCGAGATCGTCGAATAGCTGCCGATCGCGCGCTCCACGGCGTGCGTCGAGATCCGCAGCGGCGTGTAGCCGTCCGCGCGCCACACGATGCCTGCGCCCTTGTCGTCGGCGCCCAGCCAGAACACGGTGTTGTCCGCCTTCGCCACGGTGCCGGCCGCCGCGCAGCCGTGCTCGATGAACACGTTGCCGCTGCGCTGGAACGGCATGTCGGCGCTGCCGGTGTTCACCCAAACCTCCGCCGACAGTCCGCCGAATAGCCAGAGCTCGCGGTGGTCCGAGACGATGCCGATCGTGTTGTCCGGAGATCCCTCGGCCGAGGCGAAGTCCAGGCCATTCCACTGCTTGCCGTCGTTCGGCGTCTCGTTCATGTAGAACTTGCCTGTGCCGTCGCCGGTGACGAGGAACCAGCCATCCTGGTACGCCGCGCGCGTGACGCCGCTCGGGAAGCCGCCGTCCGTGATCGCGGCCAGGGTGGAGGCCTTGACGTCGACGATCCAGCCGTGCACGCCGTCGACGATCAGCAACTGGCCGCCATTCGACGCGATATCGACCGGGCCCGTGTAGCTGCTGATCGTGCCGACGACCGTCTTCTGGTAGGCGCTGTCCACGCGATAGACCGTGTTCCCGGCTACCCACCAGCTATATGCACCTTCCTTGATTGCGAAGCGCACCGGGGCCGTCGGGAACGTCAGGCGCCGCGCGAGGCCCGGCGTGCCGTATAGCGCGAGAGGCGCGCGCGGGCTGGTGTTGTCCAGTTCAACGTAGCAGTTCAGCGTGCGCTGGGCGTCGGCGTTCAGGCTGCGCGCCTGGTAGGACGGGCCTACGAAGGGCAGTTTCGTGCGCATCAGTCTCTCACTTCGAAGCAGATGGGGGCGGACTCGGTTGCGTACTCCAACGCCGCGGCGCGCTTCGACATCCAGCGCTGGGCGATCTCCTGCGCGCGGGCGGGCGGCGTGTCGAACTTCAGCACGCACTCGTGGGCGACGCCGTAGCCGAGCGCGTTCAGCATGTACTGCGGGACGTCGGGCTGGGCCGTGCTGTCGGCATCGCTCACGATGCGCTGGTACTGCAGCGTCACGGCAGGATTCGCATCCGGTACCGGCCACAGGTAGAGCGTGCTGTCCGGCCCGATGTAGAAGTGCGTCGGCATGCCGGCCGCGCTGCTGCGGTCCGACATCTGCACCCAGCGCGCGTGCGGTACCTGCGTCAGCGGCACTTTCTTGCCGTCGACGACGCGCCAGGCCACCGGCGAGCCGAAGTAGTCGGTGGGCAGCGGGATGGTCTGGCCGGCCGTCCACGTGAGCGCGGTCTCGGCCGACAGCTCCGGCCAGGCGTAACCGTTGATCGGCAGCTCTTTGAGGATGCCGTCGAGCGCACGCAGGACGACCTGCATGTCTTCGCCGCTGGCCGCCTCACCGGCGCCGATGACGCCCAGGTGCTCGAGCGCGTCGGTGCAGACGTCGGTCGCGGCGAGGGTCCAGGCGGTCGACATTTACACCTCGCCGTGGTTGGTGAAGGAGTAGCGCGGGATTTGCACCGGTTGCATCTTGTCGTCCTCGCCCTTGACGTGGGTGTCGATGACAGACGATTTCAGGACGTCGAGGATGTGCTCGTCGATCTCGACCGGGACGTTGCGCTTGATCTGCACCAGGCGGAAGTTGTGGCCGATGATCACGTCGCCCTTGTCGCCGCCTTCCGGCTCGCTGTGGATGGTGACCTTGAACTTCTTCGGTGCTGCTGCTTCTTTGGCTGCTGCCATGGTTTTCTCCGTTGGGAAAGAAAAAAGGCCCGGTTTGTGGCCGGGCCTTCGTTATTGCAGGTGGGCGCAAGCGCCCGTTCGATTACGCAGTGGCCAGCGACTCGATGCGCAGCATCCACGCCTCGTTGAGGATCTTCGTCGTGGTCATGGCCTTCCAGCCGACCGACGAACGCTGGTTCAGTGCGTCGGTCGTGCCGCCCGAACCCAGCGCCTTGACGATGGTTTCCATGGCGGCGCCGGCCAGCGGGCACACGCCGTAAGCGTTGTCGGCCAGGATCAGCGTCGCGTAGACGTCGTTCTTCGTCGAGGTGCTCTTGAAGCCGGCCGTGAGGACCGTCGTTGCGTCCGCGAACACCTTGCAGTTGGTGGACGAGACGAAGCGGATGTTCTTGTAAGAGCCAATCTCGTCTTCCATCACCGATTCCTGCGAACCGTAGTCCGAGACCGCGCGGTAGCCGGTGATCTGCTCCAGGTCGAATTCGACGTCCGGGTGCACCAGGGCGATATACGACTTGCGAACCGAGCCCGAACCCACCTTGTCCGAACCCGCGATGCCTTCCTTGATGAACTTGGCGTTCTGGTTCTTCAGGAAACGAATGGCCTTGTCCAGGTCCGTCGCGGTGATCTTGTTGACCAGGGAGGCGCGGTTGGCGACACCGGAGGCATAGGCCACGTTCGTACCGGCCACCAGCACGTCGCGGCGCACCTGGTCGATGGTGATGCCGGCCTGATCGCCCAGCACTTCGGTGGCTTCGGTAATCACCGGGTCCTGGTTCACCATGTCGACCACGTCGGACAGGACGACAAAATCTCCGTACTGCGCCAGGGTGGCGACGATGTCCGTGACGGCCAGGCTGGAGCCGGACGGCGTCACGCCCTCGGTCAGCGGGGTCAGGGCGGGGGTCAGCGCCGAGTAGCGGCGGAACTTGATCTGGTTGCCGTTTTTCTTGGCGATCGGGCGTTTCTGACCGAAGCGGCCGTGGACGTCAGCCGGAACGGCGCGGGTCAGGAGATTGCGGTCGTAGAAGGCCTGATTGCCCGGTGCGACCTGCGAGGTAGTGGTAGTCGGCATGTGAAACTCCTATTTAATAGCCTTTGACGCGGCGGACTTCTTCCGCGAAGTCGGCGTCGCTCATGTTTTGGATGCGCTTCACTTCCTCGAGCTGCTTGTCGACAGGGGCTGTTGCCACGGTCGATTTGCCTGCGCCGGGGACGCTCATCGCGGACTTTTCCTGCTGTCGGGCGGCTTCGGCGGCGAAGCGCTTTCCGACCTGGCGTTCGGTGAACGCCAGCTTTTCCTGCGTGATCACACGAACCACTTCCAACGGGTCCTGCGCGGCTTCGCCCAGGCCCTGCCATGCTTTGGCGATCGCTTCCTGCAGTTCGGGGTCCATGTCAGTCGCGAAGGCATCAGGGTGAGCCTTTTCGATAGTCGACTGGTACGCCGCACGCGCGGCTTCCACCTGCTGCTGAGGTGCGGGGTCGCCGGCAACGTAGCGGATGGCGTCGGCCAGGTCCGGATTCGCATCCAGAATGGCCGGCTTGGCCGCCTCGCGGTCGCGCTGCTCCTGCGCGCGGCGGAGCGCCGCGGCTTCCTGCGCCGCTTTCGTCGCCCACGCCTGGTTGTCGCGGGCGACCTTCTCGGCGCGCTCGACGCGGGCCTTCAGCTCGGCGAGCTCGTCGACAGGCTTAGGCGCGTCAGCCGCTTGGCTGGCCGGCGGGTTGGTCTGCTGGTCTGCGACGTCCGGCGCCGCGGCTGGATGCGGAGTCGGTTCCGCCACAGGTGCGACGGCAGGTGCGGGCGCGGGAGCAGCGGCAGGAGCGAAGCGGCCTTCAGCGTCGCGCGCGGTAGTGGCCGTGTTGGCCGCCGCGTCGAGCGCTGCTGCTGCTTCGTCGTACTCGCGCTGTTGCTCGGGGGTGTAGTTGTGTGGCATTTGTGCTCCTATGGGGCGCATGCGCGCTAATCCACGTGGTCAAGGTGCCGAGCCCTATTCGGGTAGTTCGGCTGCGAGAATGCCCTGGCGCTCAGCTTCGAGCAGCTCGGGCAAATTCATCAGGTCGCGCAGTGCCTTGATGCGGCCCCGCGTTTCCTCGTTGTTCTGGGCGATCAGGCTGACCACGAGCTGGTCGACCTGAGTGGTGATCTCGGCCAACAAAAAAGACCACCCGGGTTGGATGGCCTTCAGCGTGGCGTCAATCTGCTCGATGCGTTGGCTCCTCAAGATGCACCCCGCCGTGCGAAGGCGAGGGCGTCGGCTTGCTGCCGCGCGGTGATCGCGCGAACGGTCACACCGTCAGCCGAATCGCAGCCTGCCAGCAGCGCGGCGCGCCGCTCGTCTTCCAGCACGCTGATGCGCGCCAGACAGGCGGCGACGTCGGTTGTCGTGTCAGGGCTGCGCATCGGGTGCTCCCATCATCGGATCGGTGTCGAGCAAGTCCGGCGACGCCATGGCTTCCGGCTGTGGCGCCAGTTCGTGGGACATAGGTTCGGCGGGCATCGGCATCGGTTGCGAGACCGGGTCGGGCTCGGCCAGTGGCGCCGGCTGCGACAGCAAGTGCAACACCGTCTGCTGGACTACGGCGGCAACCTGCTCGGAGGTCATTGCTGCGCCGACCACCTGCATGCGCTTCGTGTCTGCGTCGAAAGCCTTGATCCCCAGCTCTGCATCCTTGGCGCCGGCCGCAGCTTCCAGCTGCTTCACTTCCTCGTGCGCGTTGTTCAGCGCGTCGCCCATGTTTTTGATCTGCTCCTGCAGGGCCTGCATCTTCTGCTTCACCTGTGGCGGCAGATTCTGGCCATCCTCGTCTTTCAGGACCGGGCTCTCGCGGCCGATTTCCATGACGTCCCAGGTCTGCTCGAGCAGCTCACGGGCGTCGACCAGCGGCGCGGTGTTCGGGTTCGACAGGGCGAAGTCGGCGAAGGCGCGGATCTTGTTCGTCAGGATCTCCTTCTGCATGAACGACGCAGTGCCGGTCGCCTTCCATTCCATGAACGAGGTCTTGCCGAACTGCTTGATCGCCTCCCACTTCTGGGCGATGTCGTCACCGTGGATCTTCCGGACCGTCTCGACGTCTAGGTACTTCAGGTTCCACTGGACTGTGCGCTCGACGATCTCCTCGATCCACATCTCGTCGATGTTCTGGATGACTTCCTTGATCGGCAGGGATGACGCGGACATGATCATGCTGATGCCGGTCGCCGTCTTGTTCAGGTGGCTGCTGTCGTCGCCCTGCGTGTACTTCGTGATGCCGGTGTCGTCGTCGCTGAACTGCTCGGACATGGCGATCATGTCGCGCCAGCCCTCTGTGACGTCCGGCTCCACGTGGTGGATGATCGCGGTCTGGCGCTCCTCGGGCGACAGGCCGGGCTTGAAGTCGTAAATCTTGCCAGGGAACTTGCGGAAGTCCTCGGTCTGGCGGAACTTCGAACGGTCGACGCTGGCCGTGCCCAGCAGGGCCATCCCTTTACCTTCCATGACGAGGCGGAAAGCAGCGTTCACCACTTTTTGGTGCGGTGCGTTGTTCTCGGCGACGCCGACACCCCACATCTCGTGCTCGACAGCCTCGTACACGGCGCGCAACGTCGGGTTTTTCCCGTACGGTGAGGGATCGACCTTGACCACGACCCCGCCGGCCATGATCACGATCGCGTCGACCGTCTCGCCGTTTCGGTCGAACTCGGCCGCCTCGGTCGGTGCGTCGACGCCATCGGTTGCGGCTTTGGCCGGCAAGGCAGATTTCGGAATCTTGCCGAAGAAGCGCGCGACCTTGATGCGGCTGTTTTTGTGCCAGTAGTCGACGTTCGCGCGCAACTGCGAAGCCTGCTCGCTGCCGCCGCTGACCGCGTTTTCGCCGGGCGCCTGCAGCGCGAGATCGATGTTGCTGTAACGCTTATCGGCCTTCCATGCGCGCACGGTCTCCGGAGATTCCATCGTCGCCCAGAAGACGCCGCGGCCGCTGCATACGTCGCGCGCCTCTGCGTCGGGGATGACGTCGAGCGTGTTGGCCAGTTCGAAATACGGGAAATCGAACTCGTACTTCGTCTCTACCAACTGCGGAACGCCCAAGCCGTTGTCCACGCTCGTTTCGGTGATCGATTCCTTGCGAACGAACGGGCCGAACATGAAGCCTGTGCCGTACGTCGCCAGCGTGTTGACGCCGGTCTTGAGCAGGCTTTTCAGGCCCATCCGGTCGAACTGCTCGGTTAGGATGTCCTCGACGGCGTCCGCAAACGGGGCGAGCCGCTCGTTCGTGGGCGAGGTGTCGAAGGGCATCTTGCCGGCGCCGAAGAGCGCATCGTTGATCTTGGCACGCGCGGCGCGCACTTTGTTGCGGCTGGAGCCGATGAACAGGCTGGCGGCCTTCTTTGCCCGGGCTGCGCCGGTGCCACTGGTGTCGTTATCGCGCGGGATGCGCATCACGTCCTGATAGCACTCCAGCATCTTCAGCTCCTGCGGCTTGCGCGCCTGCTCCCAGGCGGTCAGCCACTCGTGGAGCATGGCGGCCAGGGCGTTGTGTTGGGGTGCGTCGTTCATCAGAAATAGAGTCCGTCGTCGTCAGGTAGGGCCAGGGTCAGCGGGGCCAGGTTCTCGGTGTCCTTCTTCGACACGGCGTAGCGCCGCATCATGTAGGCGTAGCGGGTCGCGCTCAGCAAGTCGTCGCGGATCTTCACGACCTTGCCGGTGTCGTCCCGGTGGTACTGTAGGAATTCCTCGAACCAGTCGCGCAGGCCTTCGAAGACCTTGAATTTCCCTTTTTGCATCAGGTCGCGGATCTCGAAGAGACCCGCCTCGACGCCGTTGCCGCCATCCGGCCACGTGGCGTGCTCCGGCAACATCGTGAATCCGGCGTCGACGTAATACTTCTTCAGCTCCGTCGCACTGCCTTTTTCGGTCTGCAGGCCGTCGTGTGGCCACGCCGTCGGCACGCCTTCGGCCCAGACCTTAACCGCGCCCCACGCCTCGATCGGCTTGGCCAAGCTCTTCTTCCAGGCCCGGGTGACGTAGAACGCGTCGTTGTCGCGATCCCACGCCAGCTGCACGTGCGCCTGCGGGTGATCCCAGCCGAAATCCATGCCGTCGATGACGGCCCAGTGGCGCGGGATGTCGAAGGCCTTGCAGGTGATCGCGTCTTCCGGCAGATCGTAAATTCGTCCATGCCCCAGCATCGGGACCCCTTTCGTTCGCATGTCGCGCTGGTGCGCGGGGTAGCTGGAGAGCAGGCCTTCCTTGACCGTCGCGCTCAGGTGCGGCGCATCGTCCCAGCCTTTCTGTATGTATTTCTGGACCGGCGACTGGGTGTCCATGAACTGGATGACCAGGTCCGTGCGGCCGTTTTCCGGGGTGAAGGTCAGGATGCCGCGCCCGCCGCGGCCCTTGTCGCCGGTTGCGGTACGCGTCAACACCTGCGGGAAGATCGCGGCGTCGCGCGGCTCCTCGTCGATGTGGAACCAGTCCACGCTGTCGCCCATCAGGGCGTGCTGGCCCTGTGAGTACGACCAGAACTGGATCGCCGCGTCGCCACCTTGGACGTCGCCGCCGCCCACCTGGCGGACGTACACGGTGCGCAGCGCGTTTGGCGTGCCCGCCATCGACTCGTAGTCCTTTATGTGCTCCGGAGGGATGAGGCCACCGCTGAACTTTGTACCGTCCTTCTTGCCGACGATGGGCTCCTGAAGCAGGTCGCGGATCTTCTCGCCCGAGTAGCCCAGGCACCAGATCAGCGGCGGGTGCTCGAACGTGTGGCCTTCCCACCCGGCCGGATAGTCACCCAGGGCGTGCACGGCGTCGATATAGGTCCCGGTGTACGTCTTGCCGATCCGGTTGGCGGCGATCAGGCAGACCTGAGAATAGGCCGCCGTGTTCGCGTTGAATTCGCGCTGCCATGGGTACAGGTTCGCGTGCATCGTCCGGTACCGGTACACGAATGCGCGGCGCTGTTTCTCCTGGAGCAGGGCGAGGAGCCGTTCCTTTTCGGCCCTACTCGTTGCCGTCATGGCTCGTCGCCGCGGAGGCCTTCGCGATCGCCGCGTCCAGTTCTTCGTCCGACATCTGCTGCACGCGATGATCGATCGGCCCGCCGCCTTCGCCGGTGAGCTGCAGCTGGCGGCCATACTTGCGCGGCTTCATCTTCTGGACTGCCTCAATGCGAGCGTAGATCTGGAGGCGCGCCTTGCGCACCGAGTCCGGATCAGGCTTGCAGTTGTCCGCGATGTCCACGATCTCGTCGACCTGGCCGTCGGCGCGGTCATCCGTCGCCTTCTCGTACATCGGCCGGAACTCGGGGTGGTCTGCCAGCCAGCGATACACCGTGGCCTTGCTGGGCATACCTGCCTTTTTGCAGACGGAGCGGAGCGAGCCACCGTCCGCGATGGCGGCGCAGAACTTGGCGGCCAGCTCGGGGGTATAGGTGGTGTTGCTCATCATCGCCTCATGAATTGGTGCGTTTTTACGTGTGCGCCTCACGCTCGCCGTGCCTTGGCGGGCAGAGATGGTTACGGACTGACGGTGAAGCTCGTCGGGTCCGATATCAGTCGCTTCGTGGCGTCCTGGTAGGTCAGGCGGGCGAGATACTCGCCGGCCTGGTTTAGGTCGCCGTTGGCGAAGGCGTACTTGCAGTACTGCTTCGCAAGGAACGTGCCCTGGTCGGGCGTGACCAGATCGACGAGCCCGGCCGTTGGCACGGTGTTGATCGTCGTGCCGTCGGGGCGGGTGATCGCCAACTGCAGCGACGTCGCGGTCGAGATGTCGAAGTTGACGTTCAAGTTGAAGACGAGGCCGTACTCGCCGACGTTCATGGTCATGGAAAACTCACTGTCCGGTTCAAGGTTGCGGGGCCGACATCGGCCGCGCGGTTCACGGCGCCCGCGTCGAGAATCGTGGCCGCGTTCGGCCCGGTCGACCTGATCGGCGCAGCCGCGTTCAGCACGGCGCCCAGCGCGGTCACGCGGTTCGTCGTCGTGATGCGCATGATCGTGGCCATGTACACGCGCGGCGCGTTGTCAGGGCCCTGGAAGATCAGCGGTGCATATCCGGTCAGCGTCAGGCCGACGACGCCCAGCTGCACCGACTGGTTTGCGGTGCGCGCCACCGTTGGGGCGTAACCCGCGAGGGACAGCGATCCGACGCTGGGCGAAACGCTGCCGTTCGTCGTGCGGGCGACGGCCGGCGCATAACCGGCCAGGGTGAGCGCACCGACCTGCGGCGCGACGCTCGTCGTCGACGATTGCGTCACAGTCGGCGCGTAGCCGCTCAGCGACAGCGCCCCAGCACCTGGCGAGACGTTGGTCGTGATCGACTGCGTCACCACCGGGGCAAAGCCCGTCAGGGCAAGCGCGCCGGCCGCCGGATTTACGGGCGTGTCGGTCGTCCCGCTCGCGGCCGCCCGCGCCGACACCAACGATGGATCGTCGAGGATCTGCCAAGGATCAGCGCACCACCTGATAATTTCAGCGTCGGTCCATTCTCGGTTGACGACACCGAATACGTATGTTTCGACGTCATCGAACGGCGTGGTATTGCCAATCGGCCCGATGCCAAACGGGTTAGCATCCGATGGGCGCGCGGCCTTGGCGGACGCGTTGCTGGCGATCTTTACCCCGCGGCGCCAGATTTCCCGCCCCTTGGTCTGGCCGGCAACAACCACTAGCGTTTCAAGCTGTGTGTCCTTTGTGTACGCAGCCTGGAGTCGCCCCGAACCCGCCGTAGCGTTGCCGTAGTCCCAAGTTATATTCGACCCGTCAGGCGCCCCGAGGAAGGCGCGATTACTGCCACCGGCGTCATAGCCGTACATCATGTAGCTGGAGCGAACAGTCGTGTCGCGGCACCTGCGCACAACGAACCACGTGGTGTTCAGATTGTTCAGTAGGTCGTTCGAGTTACCTGCAAACTGCACTCCGCTGTTTGTGGTAACCCCATTGCCGCGCATGAACTTGCCACCAGGACCAGCGCCATCAACGGTCGTACCGGTGCGCGTCGTTTTCGTACCTTTGACGACAGTAGCGATGCTTGAGGCCACCCACAGATCGGATAGCCCGGAAACGAGTGAACACGTGCGGTTTAGCCGCACCAGGCCCTGAGGCTGCCTACGTGCGCCGGAAGCCATCGATCAGCCCGCCACGGTCGAGAAGTCCGCACCGATGCCGACTGCATTGGTGGTATTGCCGTAGGCGATCACGCGCGCATACATCACCGCACGGTCGATCCAGATCGTGCCCGAATTGTCACTGCTGGCCGTCGTGTCGCCGCCGACTGTCGCGTAGTCGTACACGGTCGTGCCATTGTCGGGCGATTCCTGAATGACGAGAGTCGGCGCCGCGCCTGGCGCGCTGCTGCCATTCACGATCCGGTATCCCAGGTCTACGCCGTCCTTGCCCGTCAAGTCGATCCAGCCCGAGGTCACGCCTGGAGACGCCTTCGTGGTCCCGGCCGCGCAGTTGCCGGCCGAATAGGCAATGCCGGCGACTTTCGATTTCGTGATCGCCATTATTTCATCGTACCGTCAGGGTTGAAGAGGGCGCCCTCGACTTCCAGCCGATCGACCGGATCGGGGGCCACGGACAGTTTCTGCAGTTCGTCACGCGTCGACTGCGCAATTAGTCCGTCGGCTACCAGTGCATCCCACTGCTCACCGACCAGCGGCAGCGAGTAATCCACATTCGCGAACCGCGCGGCGGCCATGTCGACCACGATCACGGCGGATGCATTGCCCTGGCTCGCGGCCTGCTTGATGCGCCACCATTCGCCGTTGGCCATCAGCTTCGCCTGGATGTCCGCGATGGGGACCAACACGCGCTTCGTGCGGCCGATGGATATACCGGCGGCGATCTCGTCCAGGTCGCGGCGCCCGACCGCATCGATCAGGTCAGCGCGCGCCAGAATGTCTTCTTTCAGTCCCATGATCAGGTCGCGGAGATGATGCCGGACGCGTTCGGAGTGACGGTCAGCGTGTTACCGGCCGTCGTGGCCGGGATGTCGGCAGGCGTCGAGTCGCCCAGGAAGTGGCCCACGATGGGGTTCACCTTGCCGTTCAGCGTGCCCACGGCGTAGATCACGCCGCGGCGCCAGGCCGGGATGCCGGTACCGCTCGCGGTCCACTGGGCGGCGGAGCTGGTGAACTTCACCGTGCCTCCGGCCTGCGTCAGGGCCACGCCAGACAGGGCGATGCCGCCGGCGGTGTAGCCGTTGCCCGCCGCGATCTCGTTGGCGGAGACGTCGCCCCAGACCTCGTTGCCGGTATCACTGTTGTCCGGCGTCCAGGCCGACGAGACGAGTGCCAGCTTGAACGTGTTCGCCGGGTTCAGCAGGTCGGTCGCGCTGAACATGTTCAGCTTCGCCTTGTTGGGGATGATGATCGCGCCTGCGGCCATGGTTCACCTTCGGGAATAAAAAAGCCCGCGCGAGGCGGGCGAAGCTGCCGGTGGAGCGCCGACAGAGGAGACACGGTACGGAAAGCAAAAAGCCCCGCGTCATTGCTGATCGCAGGGCTTCGGATGCGTTCGGACGTGGAAAGGGCTGCCACAAGGCAACCCACTGCTGTCCGATCGGAAAATGTTTACACGCGGAATTTACTGCTGAGTCCGCTTGCAGTCAAGAAATTTCGCTCAGGCATGTTGTTCGCCAATGCCGCCGGCCGCGTTCTCGATGGCTGCCTGGGCATCGCCCAGCCGCACGCCGTACTCGCGTGTCGGAAATCCGCAGGCCCCGGCGACCGCCCAGGGCTTCGCGCACACGACGTATGTCCAGTGCAGCACGCCACGGTGGATTTCCGGAAGCTTGATGAACGCGCGGTTGATGCGCTCTGCGTCCAGCACGTCGATGCGATCGTTCACCGGGGCGGGGGGGTGCAGCTCGCCCACAGCGTGGCGCCGCATGTTCTCGCAGATGACGGCCGTCATGTTGTCGGCGCCGCCACCGCGACTGGGCCCTGCGTTGGCCCATGCGCCCCAGTTCTCCAGGCGGCGGCCGATGCTGCGTCGCTCGACCTGGCGCTCGGCCGGCCGTTGGCGATACGGTGCCTGCGCCGACTCCGCTCGGACCTCGACGAAATCGTCCAGGCGCCGCGCTGGCGGGCCAGCAGGGCGCCACTTCAGGGTGATCGTAGTGCGGCGTTCGGTCAAAGCTTTTCCCTCTTCACACGTTCGATCTGCACTTCCACCTTGCCGTCGTAGTAGGTGAGAAGGTCGATCTCGATTCCACGCTTTGCGGCCTCGGTGCGGATCCTGGTGAGCGCGGCCACGATCATGCGCGCATCGGCCGCCAGCTCGGCGTCGGTCTTTTCGGCCATGCTCACGCTACACCCTCCCGAAGCCGGCCGTCCGACGCGACAACGCGCAGCTGGACGCCGCGCACCTTGCGCACGCCGGTCATGATCATGGCCGCGACGCGGAAGCCGCCGGCGAACCCGCCGATGAAGCCGATGGCGAAGCAGGCCAGGCAGGTGAGGGCGGTTTGCTCGGGCGTCATGGCGTACCGCCCTTCAACGCTGCCACGATGCGCGCCGTACGCTCCTCTGCCCACGCTTTCAGAGTATCGGCCAGGCTGACGAACGGCATGCGCGCGCGGCTGCGCTGCAGCGTGTAGCCGCGGCGAGCCATGAACCACAGGAAGACGTCGATGGTGTAGATGTGCGCGTCGCGCCAGGTGATGGCCTTCGTGCCGTCGTTCTCGCTGATGATCTCGTGGACGGCTTTGAACAGGTCCTTCTGGTCGTGGAAATCGCGCAGCTCGGGCGGCAGGTACTGCGCTTTCTCCATCCATGCCTGCAAATCGCGGTCGGTCTTCATGCGGCCTCCCCAGCCACCTCGACCACGTGCACGACCGCGCACGGCACCTCGGCGTAGCGCTTGTCGATCGTGATGCGCACGACTTGGGCGTCGTCGGCCCACACGATGCCGTTGCAGCCGTCCTTGATGCCCTTCAGGACGTTGTCCGCGTCGGGCTTCTTCGTGGCGCAGATCGTGCCGGCTACGGCGGCCGCGCGGCGCTTGTTCGACCAGCTCGCTGGGATCTGCAGGTTGAGCGTCACGGACAGGGCCACTGGGCGTCCCGTCGGCTCGACGCCGCGCATGGCCGTGCTGGCGGCGAGCTTCACCAGGTTCTCGTAGCTGGCCGTCTTGGCCGGCGTGTAGGCGACGACGTGGGCGCCGCGGCGTGCGAACTTGGGCCGGCCCTTGGCGACCGGCTGGCCGGGGATGGTGAAGGTGGTCATCATGGTTCAGGTTCTCCCGTGTCGTTGTTGTTGCCGCCCGGCGGCCGGGCGGGGTGGTGCGGTCAGCCGGCGGCCGTCGCGAACGCGGCGATGCGCTCGCCGAGGATGTCGGAGTAGTTGCGCATGTAGCCCAGTTGCTCGCGCATGCGATCCTGCTCGGAAGCCGAGAGCATGCGGAATGTCGGGTTCTCGCTGATGAAGCTGACCAGCTTGCCGACCTTCTCGTCCAGGTCGGCTTTCTCGTCGACGACGCGCTGCTGGTGCGGCTGCAGCGTGCTGGCGGCCTGCTGGCCGGCGCCGTCGCCCGGCGTCCAGCCCGATTCCTTGACTATGCGGACGTGCTCGTCCAGGCGTGCCTCCTCGTGCAGCCGGTCCTTGAGCGCGTAGCCCATCAGCGGCCAGATCTTCTGCACGGCGTTCTGGCGTGCGATGTTGCGGCCGATCTCTGCGTCGAAGTTCTCCGGGCTGGCGCACGCGCTCTCGCCGGTGACTGTGAATCCGTTACGCAGGACCAGCACGCAGAAGGTCAGCAGGGCGAGCGACGGCACCGGCGGCTGCTGGTTGCGGCCTTGCTCGACCATCTCGCGATACGAACCGCACACGCCCTCGTCAGCCGTGAAATAGTGCTCGCTGGCGATGTTCGCCTCGATGTCCGTCGGCGTGACGCGCGGCGCGGTCTTGCCCTTGGCCTGGATTTCCTGCTCGATTGCTTGGTCGTTCATGGGTATGGCTTTCAGGTTGGTGAGGGATTACAGGGCCAGGCCGAGCAGCAGCGCTTCCAGGCGGTCGCACGCGCTGTCGATGCGGCTCTCGATGCTGGTGATCGCGTCGCCAAGCGGGGACAGCGCTTCCGTCGGTGCGCCGGCGCTGCCTTTCTGGCCCATGGCGACGCTGCGCAGCACGGGCCGCACGCGGTCTTCGACGGCGCCGATGCGGCCATGCAGGCGCTCCAGCGCGTTGTTGGCGCGGCTGAGGCAGCCCTCAATCTCGGTGCTGGGGCGGCTGGGCTGGATGGCGTCGTGCTGCGAGAGGGGGCCGGTACCGAGGATCTGGCCGGTGTACGCCGATGCGGCGGCCATCTTCATCGCGTGCTGTTTGTCGGCCATCATTTGTTCGGTGGGATAGTTCATGTCTGCCTTTCAGGTTGTTGTCATGCCCGCCACAGCGGGGACGGTTGGTGCGCTCGCGCGCGAAATGGTCTCGTTGGCCGGCGCTGGCCTCTTACGCTGCTCCGGTGGCATCTGCGCTTTTCGGGTCTCCCACGCTCCCTGCTCGTTAAACAGGACGCATCGCGGGTCGGTCGAGTGCGCGGGCCGTTCGTAGCCCTCGCAATAGCCCGGGCCGTCCTCGTGCGCCTTCTGGCCACCGGTCGGCAGGAACCTGGCGCACACGCGGCAGGGCAGGGGCTCGCGGTTCATGCGGCTCGGCCTCCGTTGCGCTGGGCCAGCTCGAACGCCGTGACACGGGCTTGCCAGTCCTCGTAGCTCTCGTCGGTGCCTTTCGGGTCGAGGCCCTGGGGCTTGCGCGGTGCAGCCTGCGGGACAGGAGCTGGTAGCGACGCAGCCGGTGCGCTCTGCCGCTGCAGGACGGTCTGCACGGCTTTGTCGAGGTAGACGATCCCGATGGCCTCGCCCGGCTTGAACTTCCGGGCTCTCTCGATCGCTGCGGTCAGCACGTCCTTGGTGACCCGGGGTTCGGCAGCCCAAGCAAGCACGATGGCGTCCCCCGTCGTTGCCTCGATGCTCTCGTCCCGCAGCATCCCGACGATGGCGGTGACCCGCTTCGACTCTCGGGGGTGGTCGTCGTCGTCACGTTGCTGACCGGCACCAACTTCGGTTGAGGCTTGAGACGACGACGATGGATTAGGTTTTAATACTGGTGATTGGTGATTGGTGACTGGTGACTGGGTAGCCGTTGCAGGCGTTGCAGGTGCCGTTGCAGGTAACGGCGGCGCGTGTGTTTCAGGTGGTGTTGCAGGCAACGCTTTTACCATCTCCCGCAACTCGGCCATGCTGATGTTCCAAGGGGCGTGCAAACCCGCCTTATTCAAGAGTGAAAACAGACGCGCGCGTTCCTCTCGATGGCGTTTCAGGCGGGCTTCTTCGTTCGACTTTTTCGCTTCACGTTCGGGTTCGCCATCCTGAAATTTTGCGATCTCAGCGTCGCAGCGCGCGTTGTGCCAGCCGTCGCCCTGCAAAGAAAAAAATTCTTCGAGCACGGCCTGCACGGCATTTTTTTCTTCCTTTGAGCGAGCGCCGACCAGGCGCTGCACGGCCTTGAGATCGGCGGGCAGCGGCTTCTCGGTCGCGTAGTACTTGCGCAGCAGGCGGATGTAAGCGGCGTCTTCGACGAACGTGAGGTGGGCCGTGGCCTCGGCATAGTCGCCGATGTGGAGTTCGAAGTAGTTCATGCGAACATCCTTTGCTGCGCGGACTGCTGTTCGAGCGCGGCGGCGCAGGCCTCGTTGATCCACACGACCTCGGTGCGCTGGCGACCGCCGTCGGCGACGTGCCGGCGCTCGTGGCGGATCCAGTCGGGGAACAGCTCGAGGTCGTACAGATCGCTCGGGTATCCGGACAGAACGACCATGCCCTGTGCCTTGTGCAATACTGCCGCGAGCGCGCGGTGGTCGTCGTCCGTCATCTCGTGGCGGTACCCGTGCGTCTTCGCCGAGCGGCCCATGATGGCCGACCTGGTGCTGTGGCAGTACGGTGGGTCCGCGTAGATCAGGGTCGACGGCGAATCCATGCGCTCAATGACCTCCAGCGCGTTGCGATTCTCGATGACGACGCCGCGCAGGCGGCGTGTGAAGCTGGGGATAGCCTCGGGCCAGGTGGAGTACTCCACGGCCGGCAGCACGCGCCCGTCGGTCAGCTTCGAACGGAAGCCGGTGCGGCAGCCGCGGGTGGCCGAGTCGGAACCGTGGCCCATGAACGATTTGATGATGGTCTTGTGCGCGAGGTCCATGTCGCTGGCGGCCGGCTCGTAGGCCCAATCGAACTCGTCGCGGGCGAACGGGGTCAGCTCGACGAGATGCTGCAGCTCGAGCGCGCGTTCCGGATCCCGAAGGATGCGGAAGAGGTTGACGATCGTGCCGTCGAGGTCGTTGTAGCACTCGGCGCCCACGCGCTGCTTCTGGAGCAGCACGGACGCGGCGCCGCCGAACGGCTCGACGTAGACAGAGTGGCGGGGGAAGAAGGACAGGATCCACGGCGCCAGGCGGAACTTGCCGCCGTGGTAGCGCAGCACCGGCCGCGCCGGCGCCTCGAGCACGTCGGTGGTGGTCGTCATGGCGGCGTGCTCCCCGCCTGGGCCAGCATGGGCTTGACCTTCAGCACGGCCGCTTCCGCAGCTGCGCAGCGGTCCCACTCGGCCTGCCAGTCGACGACGGCCGGCGCGAACCAGTTCATGCCGTGGTCGTCGCGGCCGGCGCCGCGGGCAAACGCCGCGCGTGCGCGCTCGCGAATGGTTTCGCGGGAGACGATGTTATCCATCAGCGAGTCCCCCGCGCGTCGTCGATGATCTTGGCCAGGGTTGTGCGCTCCCGGTACTCCGCGCGCTGCTTGTCCCCGTCCTGTTTATCACCCAGGTACGCCTTGCGGGCGTCGCTCCAGGTGTAGGCCTGCCGGACGATCTTCTGTTCCGGCGTGGCCTTGTGGGTCTCTTGGTCCTGCATGGTTACGTTCCTTTTGTGGCGCCTTCAGTTGCGCACGTAGAAGGCCGGGCGGGCGCCACGGCTCGGCAACACCATGGCCATCACATGGCCACGTGCTGGCCGTTTCGGCTGATGCTGCGTCGCAGTACGATTCCGTTCAGCAAGCCAGCTCCGCGCGAGGTCGCGCAGCTTCTTGCTCTGAGGGACGTCGTCGGCTTCGCATTGCGTGCTGAATGCGACGAACTCGTCAGCGTTGAACAGCGTCTTCACTACGATGGTTCGAGGGTCTTTCATGGTGCTTCTCCTATGTTCGTGAAACAGGACTTCGGGTTGAGGCGGCCATGTGGCCGGGGTGATTCGGTGCAATCGCTCAAGGGCAACTGCCTGTGTGCAACTTTATGGGCACAAAAAACCGCAGGGGTTACTGCGGCTGGGGTTCGGGATGAGACTTCTCGACGAGTTCGGGCCAAGTGCGCTGCCAGTCGTCCGGCTTGAGGTGCTTCCGTGTAACGACGCCGTGGGTCTTCTGCTCGATCTCGACGCATCGTTCGGCAGAGATAGGCGCCTTCCCGCTGGCCATCTGCGAGAGGTAGGAAGGGGAGACGCCCAGGTCGGCAGCCAAAGCTGCAGCGCGTCCGCGTTCGGCTGAGATATACGTTTTGAGGTCCATGTCCGGAGTTTAGTAAGTGCTAAACCTAAAGTCAAGTGAATACTAATTTAGAAATCTCTAAACTGTTGCGGATGGACATTATTGAAATCCGCAGGCAGAACCTGCGCCGATGGGTTGCTGAGCACGGCACGCCTCCGAACGAAAAAAGCTTGTTTTCTCAGCTGAAGGCGAACGGCTCGTTCGGTGAGAAGGTCGCTCGCCGCCTGGAGGAGCAGTACGGGATGGGCGCGGGTTATCTGGACCGCGACCCAGGTGCAGCTGCTGACGCGGTATCCGGCGTGATTGATCTGATCCCGGGCGCCATGCGTGTCCGCGCAGTCGGGCCCGACGACCCTGACTTGGTGCAGATCATGAAGGTGAGGTTGAAGGTGCAGGCGGGTATTACCGGTTTCCAGGTCGAGCCCGAGCACTACGACGGCGAGACGCAGGGCGTACCGAGGAAGTGGGTCTTACGCGAGGGGTTATCGCAGGATGCGCTGCTCTCGATTGTCGTAAAGGGCGAAAGCATGGAGCCGGCTCTGTACGACGGCGATGTGATCGTCGTGAACACCCGCGATACCAAGCTCGTCGATGGCGCGGTGTATGTCGTGAATTACGAAGGCGAAGCGGTCGTTAAGCGAATGATTCGTGATGCTGGGCAATGGTGGCTCGCCTCTGATAATGCCGATCAACGAAAATATCATCGGAAGTTATGCAAGGGCGCCGAATGCATCGTAATTGGACGCGTGGTTCGGAAAGAAAGTACGCACATTTGAATGGGGCTAAATTTTGAAACGAATCGTATTTCTTACGGCGGTGTTATTGACTGGCTGCGCATCAACGTCCGGCGTATTTAAATCCGGGCCGGACACTTACACCGTGACGACAACAGCGTCTCCAGGTGCAGGCGGTAGCGCAAAAGCGAAGGGGGCGGCCTATGCTGATGCTGAGCGTGAATGCGCCAAACATGGCGGCTCCGTCAACGTCGTATCGGAAAATGCAAAAGCACCGACCTGGACGGACGGAATGCATACAGTCGACCTAGTATTCAAGTGCGCATAAGTATAGATCTGCTTGTAGATAGAGACGCCATAGCATGCATGTGATTGACCCGAAAGAGAAAAATGAAAAGAATTTTCGCAGTTGGATTGCTTGTTGCACTTAGCTCCTACGTACTTGCAGCGGAACCAATGAAAACAGTGGCTTCGGCGCAAAAAGTCCTGTCCTCTGAGAATGGCCGTTTCGTTTTGGGCCAACTATCTGACGTGCGCGCCGATCGATTCTTGCTGGACACTCAGACTGGGCGGGTCTGGCAGTTAGTTAACTACACTCCTATGGATAAGGACGGAAAACCGGTTGGGTCGCCGCGCCAAGTGCTTCAGTCGACGATGTTCATAGACAGTAATGACAAAATGTCTGCTTTCCCTATTCAAGATACCGAGGATTCAGTTAAAGGAATCCTCGGCACGACTAATAAGGTTAAGTAAAAATAATCCCCGCTCGCGGCGGGGAATAATCCAAACTATGGAGTGAATATGACTGACGAACAATTCGAAAAGTTTATGGCAATGCAGGCTGCGCAATTGGCTATGCTGCAATCAATAAGCCGAAATGTCCAGGCGCTTGTTATGAAGACGGGGCGGATATCCATGCACAACTGGAAGGATTTACAGCAGGACCTCCAGCACGCAACGGAATTCGTCAAGGCTCACAAATAGGCATTACCGGCAGTTCGTCTACTGCATTGTTTGCGAAGCGCAGCACGCGCCTCGCATCCCCAGCACTCAGGCCCGCAAGGGCGCGTAGCACCGTATCCAGCTTTTCCTTCAATGCCTCGCTCGTTCCGGCGTCGCACACCTGATCCAGTTCACTTCGCTTCATCCCATCCTCCATGCCGGCCACGAGCCGGCTTTTTTTCGCCCTGACGCCGGGCCGGCGCGCTCGAGGTATTCGGGCAGAGCAATTTTCGCACAGTAGTTTAGTAAATGCTTGACACTTGGTTTAGTAAGAACTAAAGTAACTCCATCGCAACGAGCCCAGCAGGGCAGATGGAGACCCACGATGTCCAGCAGCTTTACCCTCTTCGTCCTTCTCATCTGGAACCCACTGATGGTTCTGGCGGGCGGGCTCATCGTCAAGCTTTTCGGCGCGCAGATCGGCAAGCTCGGTTTCGTGGGCTTTGTCAGCGGCTTCTATGTCTACGTGCTGATGTTCTTCGCCCCAGGTATCTGGCACGCGTTTGGCCGTAAGGGATCCTGACATGGACCGCTTCCCCTACGACGCCGAGGCGCGCGAGCAGCAGCTGCAGCGCTTGATCGACGCCCGAATCCACGCAACCGAAAACGACATCCTCGCCGGCCGCAAGACGATCGTGCGCGCCGTGGCCGAGCTGGCCAGCGTGCTGCGCGGCGACCGCAGCCTGAACTGTGACGAGGACGAGGCCGAAGCACTGGTTCGCGCCGCCGTGGTCGGCAAGTCCGTTCTGGTGGGCACGCGCATCGCCGAAGTCGTGAACTTCGCCATCTACGCATACGTCCTGCCGCTGGCCCAGGGCGATCTCGAAGACGCCGAGAAGCGCCGCGCCGAGGCTGCGCAGGACGAACGCATCCAGCAGCGCGTCTGGAACCACTTCTTCACACGAGAGCCCGCTTGACCGAATAGGAGCGGCGCGCCCCTTCAACGCGTGCCTTGCCCTGCACTCGGGTCAGCAAATTGAGGGAGTGGGATCTCGAATGCCCTGGCAGCCGGAACAGACGGCACCGAACAGCAGCAGTGCCGAAAGACTGGATGACTTCGCCCTTCAAGACGGTCTCTAAATGTCCACGAAGGGCCAGCGATACCGAACCTGCGCAGAGATCGGTGGCAGCCGGGGGAGACCGGCCGCGGGGAAGCATGGGGCAGCACAGTTCCGCGTAAAGGCAAAGCCATGCAGTGGGACGCCAGCCTGTAGGCGCACAGGCCCATGCGGGACATGGTGAAAGCCCGACCGAACAACAACCGCCGGCGGCGCCGGCCAGAACGAGGAGCAGCAGGATGATCATCACGTGCAGGCATTGCGGAAAGCGAGCACCGGAAAGTACGCCGACGCCCTATATCTGCCCATGCGGCAAATCGGGTCACTACGAGAACGGTGACACGGCAACCTCGCGCGCCATCGCGCTTGCCCAGGCTGGCGGCCCGGCGTTCCCGCACGTGGTCCGGAACGATGCGGACGCCGTGGAAGGCGGGATGACGCTGCGCGACTACTTCGCGGCCAAGATCGCGGCGGCGCAGTCCGTTGCCACCAGCGCAGATACCAGCTACATGATGCCCGATTACGCCTATCCGGATGGCGAGCAAACCGTAGCGCAGAAGATCGCCGCAAACGCCTATGCCGTGGCCGACGCTTTGCTCGCGGAGCGTGCCAAGTGATCGCCGCCCGAATCGCGCGCCGCCTGGTGCGCAAGCTGATCAAGCCCGCGGCCCTGTGGCTGGCCGAGCTGCAGATCGCCGAGGCCGAGGCCCACGCGGAGCACTACATGCAGCTGCGCGCAGACCTGGTCGGCATGGAAAAGAACATGCGCGTGCACGCCGTCGTGCTGGTCGCGCGCCGCAACGAAATCCGCAACTGGTAACCCCACGAGGAAAACATGATCCGCCACATCCTGAACCAGTACCGCCTGTCCCTGCGCGCCGGCTTCCGTCCGCGCAAGGCAGCCGCCCGCGCCGTGCGCACCTACGTTTTCGGTTTTTAACCAGAGAGGAATCACCCCATGAATCAAGTAGTCGCCAGCCCGGCCAAGAGCCTCAGCACGTTCCTGGACAAGTACAAGGGCCAGATCGCCAACGCGCTGCCGAAGCACATCAGCCCGGACCGCATGGTCCGTCTCACCATGACGGCGTTCAGCCAGAACCCGGCCCTGCAGAAGTGCGACCTGCACAGCATCTTCGGCTCGGTCGTCGTCGCGGCGCAGCTGGGCCTGGAGATCGGTGTCGGCGGTCAGGGCTACCTGGTGCCGTACGGCGGCAAGGCTACGTTCGTGCCCGGCTGGCAGGGCCTCGTCGACCTGGTGTCGCGCGCCGGCCGCGCCACGGTCTGGACTGGCGCCGTGTACAACGGCGACGAGTTCGACTGGGCGCTGGGCGATCGCCCGTTCATCAAGCACCGCCCGGGCGCCGGCGGCGACAGCTGGAAGGACATTTCGCACGTGTACGCCGTCGGCCGCGTGAACGGCAGCGAATACCCGGTGATCGAGGTGTGGACGATGGATCGCGTCGTGAAGCACCTGAACAAGTTCAACAAGGTCGGCGGCCGCCACTACGCGCTGGAAAAGAACGGCCAGAACATGGAGATGTACGCACGCAAGGTCGTGCTGCTCCAGGTGCTCAAGTACATGCCGAAGTCGATCGAGGTGCAGCGCGCAGTCGACGTCGCGAACGCGGTGGACGCCGGCAAGCCGTTCACGATCGACAGCGACATGGTCGTCATCGACGAGCGCGCGGATGACCAGGGCACGGTCGACCAGGACACAGGCGAGGTCATCAACGCCAACGGCGCAACCACCAGCACCGCGCACGCTGCACCGGCTCGCGGCGATCTGCCGATGTGCACGCCCGAGAAGTTCGAGCAGAACAAGAAGGCCTGGCGCGAACAGATCGTCTCGAAGAAAAAAACCGTGGCCGAACTGGTCGCGATGATAGAGACCCGCCAACTGCTGACCGAAGAGCAGAAGCTCACGATCGACGCCTGGGCCCACGAAAACGACTGACTCCGCGGCGTTCCCGTGCACGCGGGAACGCACCTCCAACTCCACCAAGGAAACCGACATGCAGATCCACAATCTCGTCCAGGGCTCGCCCGAATGGCAGGCCTTCCGCCTCGAGCACTTCGGCGCCAGTGAAGCCGCCGCGATGCTGGGCATCTCGTCGCGCGTCAAGCGCACCGAGCTGCTGCACATGAAGCACACCGGCACCGCGCAGGAGTTCAGCGATTGGGTGCAGGAACACATCCTCGACCACGGCCACTACGTCGAAGCGCTGGCCCGCCCGCTCGTCGAGGACATGATCGGCACCGAGCTTTATCCGGTGACGTGCTCCGACGGGCTGCTGTCCGCGTCGTGCGACGGCCTGACCATGGCTGAAGACGTAGCCTTCGAGCACAAACAGTGGAACGAAGCGCTGGCCGCCGCCATCGCCGACGCGCAGCTGCCGGAAGAGTACATGCCCCAGCCACAACAGATCATGATGGTCACCGGTTGCAGCAAGGTCGTGTTCGTGTGCTCGGACGGTACGCTCGACAACTTCGTGCACATCGACGTGCTGCCGGATCCGGCGTGGCAGGAGCGCATCCGCGCTGGCTGGGCACAGTTCGCCGCCGACTTGGCCGCGTACGAGCCGCGCCAGTACACCCCGAAGCCAGAGGCCGAGCCGATCATGTCGCTGCCGGCGCTGGCTATCCAGATCCGCGGCGAGGTGGCCGCCAGCAACCTGCCGGCGTTCCAGGCCCGCGCCGACCGCTTCATCGCCAGCATCAAAACGGATCTGGTCACCGACGAGGACTTCGCCAACGCGGAAGCAACTGTGAGGTTCTGCGAAAAGGCCGAAAGCGACCTCGAAGTCTCGAAGCGCGCCGTGCTCGAACAGACCGCCGATATTGCTGAGGTGATGCGCACGATCGACCACGTGCGCGAGCAGCTGCGCGCGAAGCGTCTCGTGCTGGAGCGCACCGTAAAGGACAAGAAGGAGCTGATCAAGGCCGGGATCCTGGCGAACGCGAAGCAGGCTTTCGCCGACCACGTCGCGACGCTGGAAAAGGAAATCGCGCCGCTGCGCCTCGTGTTCCAGGCGCGCGACTTTGCCGGCGCCATGAAGAACAAACGGACGCTGGCTACGCTGCAGGACGCCGTCGACACGGAGCTGGCGAATGGCAAGATCGCCGTCGATGCGTTGGCAGCCGCCGTGCGCGGCCGACTGGCCTGGTACCGCGAGAACGCCGCAGATCACGAGTTCCTATTCGCCGATCTGCAGGCCATCATCCAGAAGCCTGACGAGGACTTCCAGATGGTCGTGCACACGCGCATCGATACCCACAAGCGCACCGCGGCGGAAAAGGCGCGCCAGGATGCGCAGTTCGACGCCGCGCCGGCGGCCGCCGCTGCCATGGAGTCTGCGCCGGCACCGGCGCCCGCCGCGCAGGTTACGCGCATCGTGGCTGCGCGCCCGGCCGCAGTCAGCAGCACGCCACCAAGCCTGCGCCTGGGCCAAATCAGCGAGCGCCTCGGCTTCCCGCTGACCGGAGAGTTCCTCGGCAAGCTGGGCTTCGCGCCGGCTGCCACCGACAAGTCGGCCCGACTGTATCACGAGCGAGATTTTCCCTCGATGTGCGCCGCCCTGATCGACCATATCAACGCTGTTGCCCAAGCCCAGCAGGCTGCCTGATTACCCACCCACGAAAGCGAACCATGAAAAAGATTCTGTTCTACGACACCGAGACCACTGGCCTGCCGATCTGGAGCCAGCCGAGCGAGCATCCCGACCAGCCGCGCGTCGTGCAACTGGCGGCGCTGCTGTGCGACGAGGAGACCGGCGAGGATCTGCAGCAGATGAACATGATCATCTTGCCGGAAGGCTGGACGGTCCCCGACGAGGTAGCGGCCGTGCACGGCATCACCACCGAGCGCGCTATGGACGAGGGCATCGCCGCCGGCCACGTGCTCGAGCACTTCGTCGACCTGTGGACGGACGCGGACCTGCGCAGTGGCCACAACGAATCGTTCGATATGCGCATGCTGCGCATCGAAATCATGCGCAGCCCGGTCTACAGCATGCAGTCGATCGGCGACCCGGCCGCCCCGTTCGCAGACTACTGGAAGGCTGCGCCGGCCTACTGCACACAGACCAACAGCACGAAGATCGTGAACCTGCCGCCGACACCGCGGATGGTCGCTGCCGGACGCCGCGGCCCGAAATCTCCGAACCTCGGCGAGGCCTACGAATTCTTCACCGGACAGAAGCTGGAAGGCGCCCACGATGCGATGGTAGACGTGCGCGGAGCGAAGGCCGTGTACTACGGCATCAAGAACCACCTGAAGCCGGCCGCGTGACATGGCCGGCCAGAGCGCCTTTCTGTGGACGATCCTGCGCTGCCGTGAGCAGGATTTCCAGCGCTTCCTCGGCGTCGACGGCGAGCAGGCCGCCGCGCGCCGCGTGAAAGAGATGTGCGAAGTCGGCTCGCGCGCCGAGCTGGACCGCGACGCGGCCGCGCAGGCGCGCTGGGATGAGCGGATCCGGCGCGCGTACCTGAACTATCAAAAGCAGCACCCCACCAACCACCAATAGGACCAGGAGATGTAACGAATGAATGCCACCTCGAAAAAAGAACAGACCACCCTGAACACGCTGCATCGCGACGCGAACGGCTACGGCGCACTGCCGGGCTTCGAAGACTTCGCGCTGCCAGAAGAGGAGCTGGCGCCCGGTGCCGTCGTCAACGGCCACGAGGTCCACGTGCTGCGCCTCGTCGACGACACCAGCGCCAAGGAAGTAGCCGCGCGCTGGCTCGGCGGCGACAACGCCGTCAGCGCATGGATGCCGACCGTGCCGGACGGCGACGGCTGGACGCTGTCCGCGGTGCTCGAGCACGAGGAGGGCCCGTACGCGGTATTCGCGAAGCCCGGCGTGCACGGCGTCCTGACCGGCAAGGCCTATGCGCAGGAATACCTGCTCGGCGCGATGATCAAGGCAGCGACGAAGCACATGAAGACGCTGTCGAAGCCGTGGATCGACATGAAGGAGGGCGAGCAGAAGCGGGTACTGGCCACCGTGCAGCAGGATTGCCGTGTGGCCGTGCGCGACGCGGTCGACATCATCGCCAGCAATGCGCGCGTGACCTTCCAGGCCGCCGTCGACCAGGTCGTGTTCAAGGATGGCGTCAAGGCGGTGCTGACGCTGGCCAAGGGCGACTGGGCGCACAGCCTGGCCGACGCCGAGGGCGGGTTCGTCACGATCGTCATCGAGGAGCGTTCGAAGCTGCTGCAGGAGGGTGACGCGCTGGCCGTGGAGCCGGATCAGAAATCCCTGCTGGGCGCTGAGGCCTGATCATGGTAGCGCTGATGCCCGAATGGACCGATACGGCAGCGGCGCTGCCCGATGACGACGCCCTGGTGCTCGTCGCGTTGAACGATGACGATGTGTGGCCCGCGTTCCGCAATGCCGGCGGCGCCGGGAGCTTCGGCATGAAGGCGATCGACTTGTTTGCCGGTGCCGGGGGCTTCAGCACTGGCGCCAAGATGGCCGGCATCGACGTTGTGTGGGCGGCGAACCACTGGGAAAGCGCCGTCGCGATCCACGCGCAGAACCACCCCGGCGCAGAGCATGCATGCCAGGACCTTCGCCAGGCCAACTGGGCGGAGGTGCCGGCGCACGACCTGCTGATGGCGTCGCCCTGCTGCCAGGGGCACAGCAAGGCGCGCGGGAAGGCCAACGGCAACCCGCAACATGACGCCAGCCGCTCCACCGCCTGGGCCGTGGTTTCTGCTGCCGAATACCACCGGCCAGCGTTCGCCGTGATCGAGAACGTGCCCGAGTTCACCCGTTGGGCGCTGTATCCGGCCTGGTGCGCGGCGATGGACGCACTGGGCTACGCCCTGACGCCGATGATCGTCGACGCGGCGGACCACGGCGCGCCGCAGCATCGCGAGCGCCTGTTCATCGTCGCCGCGCGGGCGAAGCATCCGATCATGGTCGAACTGCCAAAGCGGCCGCACCTCCCGGCGCGCAGCATTATCGACTTCGGCGCCGGGAGCTGGCAGCAGATCGAGAAACCGGGCCGCGCCGCGGCGACGCTGCGCAGGGTCCAGGCAGGCCGGCGCGCGCATGGCGATCGCTTCGTCATGCCGTATTACGGCGGCGGCTCGGGCCTGACTGGGCGTTGCCTGAGTCGGCCGCTGGGCACCATCACTACCCGGGACCGCTGGGGCATCGTCGACGGCGACCGCACGCGCATGCTGACCGCGCAGGAGTGCCGCGCGGCCATGGGCTTCCCCGACGACTACATCCTCCCGGCCACGCACCGGGACGCCGTGCACATGCTCGGCAACGCGGTCTGTCCGCCGGCGGCGCGAGACGTCATCACCGCGATGCTCGCGGCAGCTTAACCCGACAACAACGAGGACCACATGACCCAACCCATCGAACACCTGCGCGAGCAGAACCGCAACCGCCTGATCGGGCTCGCGCTGGAGCACCTGCAGCTGGAAGGTATCGCCAGCGCAGCCATCCCCATCCCTGGCGGCGACCGCGTGATCGCGATCGGGACGCCGGCGCAGGTGCGCGCGCTGCTGGGCCCGGCGCCGGCGTGCGCGGGCGAAGTGGCGTTCACGAACGACGGCCGCGAGCCGGATTGGAGCGCGTACGCGGCTGCCGAGCAGGACGAGGGGCAGGTGCCCGATCAGGTCGACAGCGAGGGCGGCCACCATGACTGAACGTGGCATTCTGTTCTCGGCGCCGATGGTGCGCGCGCTGCTGGCCGGCACGAAGACGCAGACGCGGCGCGCCCTGCGCGTGCAGCCGCTCGATGTCCTGCCGATGGAAGGCGACAAGGCCGACCGCGAGTGGGTTGGCCTGATGGAGCGCCAGCCGAAGCCGGCCGGCACGGTCTTCCGCTGCAAGTTCGGTGTGCCCGGTGATCGCCTGTGGGTGCGCGAGACGTGGGCGCAGCCGACTACCCTCGACCCGGGCCCGACTTTCTACCGGGCCGATTATCCGGCGTGCGCGGCCGGCTTCACGAACCTGCCGCCGGTCGATGAGATCACGTGGAAGCCGTCGATCCACATGTTCAGGAAGGACAGCCGCATCCTGCTGGAGATCACCGACGTGCGCGTCGAGCGGCTGCAGGACATCAGCGAGGCCGATGCTGCGGCCGAGGGCTGGTCGCGCCGCCATGAAGTCTCTGATGACTCGCAGGTGCATGCCGATGCGGCGCGTGACTGGTACATGTATCTTTGGGAGCAGATCAACGGCGCTGGCAGCTGGGCGACAAACCCGTGGGTGTGGGTCGTGGAATTCAGGAGGATCGACCGATGATCGAACGAGGAAAAGACCGCCGCCGCGGCGTGTCGTCGTACTTCACCAGTCCGGTGAATGACCGGCGTCGGCCGCAGTTCGAGCGACGTGGGACGGTTCCGGCCAGGCCGGCGCCAACGCGTGGCGAGCGGGTGTACGGCGAGCGCCGCGTGCTTCCAGACGCGGGACTGGAATAGGGAGGAGTGATGCTGCGCTATGTGACAATCCCGAAATTTTCGGTTGAGTCCGGATACACCGAGGACGCCATCCGTTCGAAGATCCGCGACGGGATCTGGATGGAGGGCCAAGTCTGGAAGAAGGCGCCTGACGGGCGCATCGTTATCATTGTGGAAGGGTATGAGGAATGGGTCGAAACGGGAGGGGTGTTAAAGCTGCGTCGGAAAGCAGCATCGAAATCAGCTTCATGTACCGGGGCGTCCGCTGCCGGGAAAGGGTCCAGCTCAAGCCCTCGCCCACTAATTTAAAACGGGCTGAGCAGCACCGCGCGGCGATCCTGCACGCGATCGCCAGCGGCACCTTCGACTATCGGGCGACGTTCCCCGAGTCGAAGATCGCGGCCCGGTTCGAGGAGGCGGCCGCGGCGCCGGGCGACCTGATGCTGGTGGGCGACTACCTGGACAAATGGCTTGACCGGCAGAAGCTGGAGCGCAAGGCCAGCAGCTACGACACCTACCGGAAGATCGTCATGGGGAAGCTGGATCCCTGGTTCGGCAAAATGAAGTTGACGGAGCTGAAGCGCAAGCACGTGCGCGACAAGTTGGCGAGCTACCCTGCTGGCAACAAGACACTGGGGAACATCCAAAGCGTGCTACGCGCCGCGCTCGACGCCGCCGTCGACGACGAACTGCTGGAGGTGAATCCGCTCGCGGGCTACACCTACCGGAAGAAAGCGGCAACCACGCACGAACACGACGAGATCGACCCGTTCGACCGGGATGAGCAGGCCGCTATCCTGGCCGCGCTGGAAGGGCAGGGGCGCAACCTGGTGCAGTTCGCGTTCTGGACCGGGCTGCGCACGTCCGAGCTGGTAGCCTTGGACTGGGGCGACGTCGACTTCCTGCGCGGGGTTGTGCGCGTGGCGCGCGCGCAGACCCAGCACGCCGACGAGGCCGAGGCGACGAAGACCTCCGCCGGGCGCCGAGAGGTGAAGCTGCTGCAGCCGGCGCTCGAAGCGTTGACCGCGCAGAAGGCGCACACGTACCTGAAGGGGGACGAGGTATTCCAGAACCCACAGACGCTGGAGCGCTGGGCCGGCGACCAGCCGATCCGGAAGACGCTGTGGCAATGGGCGATCAAGCGCGCGGGCGTGCGCTACCGCTACCCGTACCAGACGCGCCACACCTACGCCAGCATGATGCTGTCGTCGGGCGAACACCCGATGTGGGTCGCTCAGCAGATGGGCCACGCTGACTGGTCGATGATCATTCGCCGGTACGGCCGGTGGATGCCTGACGCCGACAGCCAGGCCGGCAGCCGCGCGGAAGCCGTCTATGGAAAGAAAAAGGACGCCGCGAAGATATCCGGGGCGTCCTAATCACGCTGTCATTATGTTGGCATTCTGGTGCCAGAACAGCACCATTTCATCCCATTTGGCGACAGCTTCAAGCACCTAAGTACTTGATTTAAAACAGTGTACTGGTGGAGGCGGAGGGAATCGAACCTGCGGAATTTGAGCAGCCATGCGGGT